AACTTTTCAGGAAGCCATTCAGGACGATCAGGTGTTGCCTCTGGTGTTGCATCAACCTGTGCTTCTACTGGTGCTTCACTTGCTTGTGCTTCTTGTTCCATTATTCTTTACCTTGTGTGCATGATTCATACGACTTTCCAAAAGGCCAACGATATAACGCTGGCCCTCCATGTGGCGCAATTCTTCTGTAGTAACATTAGGACCGTGTACCATCTCAATGGTAATCGACCTTAAATACTTCAACACCGCTTGGCCTGTGTCTGAGCCAAGCAGCGTTGCTATGTTTTGACTGATCTCACGATCCTTGTCTTGTGGCCGCTGTATTCCATCAACGCCTACATTAATCTTCTGGTTCAAGCATTACTCCATTGGTTGTGGTGCTTGCCCCTGAGTTTGCTGCATTTGCTGCATCATTGCAACTATCTGTTCGCGTTCTTGTGGATCTCTTATTAAACTATCTGGCACACCAAACTTCTTGGCTAGATATGCAGCAGTCTCCTCACTGTTAATAAGTAGCTGCATCATCTCTGGGCCAAACGCGCCTTGAGCCAATTCAAGGAAGCGCGATACTGCTGTAATATCTTGGTTGGCTTGCGCTTGCGCCAATGGCGACACTGACTTAACTTTAACTTCACGACCATTCACCATAGGCACATCAATGCGCCCCTGCTTCTTTAGAATATGAATAACTCTTTGCAAGACAGGCTGAACCAGCTCTACTTGCAATCTTCCAAATGCAGAGCCAATCCGACGAGATAAGTCAGCCATACGCTCTGCAACCTCAGTGGCAGATGCAGGGGTTCTATTTGGATCGCCAAGCATATCATTGTATAGCGCTCGCTTAATATTGTTTCTCATGTCATTGAGAATCAACTGAGCTACATCAAAGCTTCCCGCTGCTTGTATAGGTTGCAAACCTGCGGAACCCATCGCCTTTGGGATGATCGTGCCCGGAACTAAATTAATAGTATCGGGATTTACTACCCCGTCATCTTCCATTTGGTAAATCCCAGAGATAGCCATCTGTGCATTCTCAAGGATTAACTCAACAGTCAGGTTTGTTGTCTTGATTGCGGATAGAGCATTAAACAAAGGCCCTCGACCGTAAACCTCACCAGCGCACTTAGCCCATCGGAAACATATAAACGGATTAGAACCCAAGCCTTTCATCTCACGCTTCATCAATACAGACTTTGTAGTCATGCAGATCCCGTAATGATAATAAGCTTCTTCGTTTACCTTAGAGTAATCACGGCAAACAATCTCAAGAACAGTTGTTGTCTGATCAGATTGATTCGCCATTAAGCTTAAAAGCTCATTGTTAAATGTTCCCTTTGGATACATTATCTTAAGCTGATCGAACCTAATGTTCTTTCTTTCGCGGAACACATGGTCAATTCTATCGTCGGGGCCGGTGTCCAGAATGACGTGTGGAAGGGGGATAGCTGAAAAGCGAATGGGTGTGATTGCATCCCCTTCCTCGCAAACCAGAATACCAGTCCCGACTGCCAAGTCCATAAAGGACTCGTGCACTTCTTGAGCAAAGTTAGAGTTCTGAATTACCTCAAAGACATATTCAGTTACTTCATCTAACTGATTGTTTACTGAATCTCGCTGCTCTTTTGGAACTTCAGACCCAGCATTCAAATCAGCCCAACGCGCAAAGTTTGGAACAAGACCAGACTGAAGTCTTGATGCAAACTCTTGAACGCCTACAACAGCAGTTTCGTCAAAGATCTTATCGTCACGCCTTTGCCCTGAAGACTCGTAGTAAAATGATTCACGCTGCGGCAGCGCATACTCATAGCACTCTTCAAATACGTCAACAAAGTTAGTGCGCTTTGCCTTCGCTCTCTCATACCGCTTTAGGTATTCTTTTGCGATTGGGTCAACTATCATTATAAGAACCTACTGAAATATCCCATGCCACCCGCAGAAGATGTTAATAAGCTACGACGACCACGACCACCCCGAGCAGAACGTCTACGCGTTGCGGCATCTGATTCGCCAACTACTCCTGATGATGTTACCTCGGAGCCAGAAACAAAAGAACCCTTGGCTCTATCCAATAAGTTCTTACGCTCTTTAGCTTCCTTTTCAGCCTTGGCTTTCATTGCAAGGTCTTCTGCCTGACTGCGCTCTAGCTCAGCTTGTCGCTTATCTTTTTCTACTTGCGCGGCTTTTGTAGCAGCAGCAGTCGCTTGCTTTTCGCGCTCCGCTTCAAGCTCCTTCATTCTTTTATCAACTTGCTCTTCAATTGCTGCTTCCTTAGCCGCCTCCGCAGCAGCTTTTGTTTTCTCTTCCTCTTCAGCAATTCTGGGATCTTTCTTGCTACTTCCACCGCACATAACTTATCTCCTCTGTTAAGACCCCAAAAGCAGAGAAAAGAAATAATTGCAACGCACAATTACATCCTTGCCCAAAGACCCTGCCTTCTTTGCTTGTTTGGTTTCTTGTTAAATACATCAAAGTTTCTATTCGCAACAACAGGTCGGGCTGGCTTTTGATTGTTCATCAATGCCCTTCCCTCACCAGCACCAAGCATCATGTATTGCAGCGCATCATGAATATGAGAAAACATATTCTTGTCTGGCTTATCTGCATACCGCTCACCGCTTACTTCCATGCGCTTGTATTGATACCCGCCCTCAAAGCCTTTGATTAATTGCTGGCATCTACGATCAATTAAAAACGCTGGCTTCCCTTCAACCATCTTGTTCAGCTGGGAGGAAACCGATTCAAGTCGAAGGTCAACAGAGTTGGAAGGCGCAGGAAACGCCCTCAAGCCAGCGCCGCGCAGAATGTGAAAGGGAGTAGATTCATCAGTCTGCGCTCTAAAGTCACCAGCAGGATCGCCGTATATATACACATCGGAACATTCTGAGAAACGAGTCGCAATCTCTTCTCTGAGAACTTCAGCAAATCTAACAATGCCCATATCAAATGCAACAATCTCAGCTTGCACCAACCATCGCCCACGGATCTTTTGACCCAAAGTAGCAGCAGGAGTTAGTCCAAAGTCCAAGCCAACATACAAAGGAGCGCCAGCAGCAATCGCTATCTCCTCCTTGGCAACGTGAACATCTGCGGCAAACATAGGATATATAGGCTTCCCGTCCTGAATTGAGCCAAGCTTATTCATAACGTACACATCAATCCAGCTTTTTGTCTTACCCTGAATTAAGTTGGGGTAATAAGACTTCATCATGTGCTTTGTGTTTTCAGCTTCCTTGTTGGGCTTATAATCCTCAATCTCACCCTCTTCATTCTTAACCTCAACCATTCCAGCGGGCTGAGTAAAGAACCGCCAGTTGTCTGGCTTAACCAACATCTTTGCTTGCTCACGCGGTATATGGTCAGGAATCGGAACCTCACCAGACATAATAGGCCACCAGTGATCTTCTTCAGGCGCGTTGGTATCAGCAATAACCCCAGTCCAACTAGGGCCACCGTCACGCATCGAAGGGTATCGACCCACCCGCATTGTACACGCATCAATGATTGACTTAGGGATTTCCCTGGCTTCGTTGATCCATATTCCAGTAAGCTCTAGTGATAAGAGTTTCTTAACATCTTCAGGTCTATCTAATGCTAAGAAGATAACCTCAAGATCTATCTCACCTTTTTTAATGTGGTGCGTGTACGGGACCGACCATGTGAACTTTCCCCAGTCGTTTTCTGGGAACCAGTCAAGCCATGTTTTAATAGTCGTAGTTCGTAGCTGTGGGTTTGTATTTCGTATAATTGCCCATCTGGATTTTCGCTTTCCGTCTGGCGCTTTCTTCTGTTCCAAAGCCCTGCGAAAAACCTCGACACAACACCCAACACTCTTACCACTACCAACAGGCCCCCTTACCCCACGAAAAAAAGTATCGTCCCGCATAAAGGACTTTAGCCGCTCACCGTCAGGCTTGTACTTAAAATCAACCACTAGCGCAGCCCTTTGTCTACTCCAGACCTAATCATTCTCTCAGCAGCTTCAGGGCCAATATTCTCAATCACATTGTCCAGCATTCTATCAGTTACAAAAGACTTTCCATGCTTCTGATCAAAATACTGAAAGTGAATATTCTTCACAATGCGACGAAGCATAGTAAGCTCTTCCTGCTTTAAAGTGTTCGTAAAGCTCACCCCAAATCCTTATCTAAAAGCTCTTGAAGCGGCTGACCGACGCAAGGCTTTGTTTCTTCATACATAGCCTTAATCATTTCTGATTGCTCTTCATAGCTATCTGATTTTAAAACGGCGCTTGCCATCTGCTTAAAACGCCAAACTTGAGTTACTTCTTTCATGTTCTGTACTTCCTTACTTTCCGAGCAATTGCTTTCGGTTGAGCCACAAATTGCTTGCCCTTAGCCTTGCCCTTTCGTTTAGCTGCGGTTGTAGCTGCATATTCAGAATTACTAAGAGCAGCGATAGCCTTAGCAGGTAAGTAGCGCTCACCAGTCTCACTGGACTTCTTGCCAGACTTGGTGCGCCACTTCTGCTTACCCCAGCTTAATAATGATTTCTGCGGAGCCTTCACTTGTACCCCCCACCAGCGGCCTTGTACCGC